ACACAGATGCATCGCTGTCCGTGATCGACAAGAGCGGGCGGCCCAAGGCGCAGCCGTTCTCCTACCGCGCGGCGGTCGCGGCGTATCAGTCGTGGATTTACGCGGCGGCGTCGATCAACGCGCAGGCGGTCGCATCCGTGCCGCTGCGCCTGTACGTCCGCAGCCGCCCCAACGGGCGCAAGCTCTTCGACACGCGCCCCGTGCCGACCGCCCGTAAGAAATACCTGCGCGGAGATCTTGCAAGCCAGCCGTCCGCGCTCGTGCGCCGCAAGGCGCTCGCCGGCGACTTCGAGGAGGTGAGCACCGATCACCCCGTGCTCGAGGTGCTGCGCAAGGCCAACAGCGTGGACGACGGCTTCGGGCTCGCCATGACGCGCATTCTCTTCCTCGAGCTCACGGGCAACGCCTACCTCCACCCCGTGATCGACCCGACGCTCAACGTGCCGGGCGAACTATGGACGATGCCGTCGCACCTCGTGAAGGTGCTGCCCTCGACCGACGGGCTCATCGCCGGCTACCGCTACGGGATCGACCCGCAGAGCGAGGTGGACTTCACCGCCGACGAGGTGATCCACTTCAAGCGCCCCAACCCCAAGAGCCTGCTCTACGGGCTCGGCAAGGTCGAGGCGGCGTGGGGCGTCGTGCAGCAGAACGCGGCGGTCCACGACATGGACCTCTCGTTCTTCGAGAACATGGCGCGCCCGGACTACGCGATCATCGTGAAGGGCGGCGCCGGCAAGGAGCAGCTCGAGCGCTTCGAGACGAAGGTGCGCGAGGCGCTGCAGGGCACCCGCAAGAGCGGCAAGTTCATGGCGATCACTGGCGACGTCGAGATGAAGCCGCTCTCGTTCCCGACGAAGGACTTGGGCGGGCGCGATGAGATCGTCGAGGAGATCGCCGCCATCTTCGGCGTGCCCGTGTCCATGCTCAAGGCGAACGACCCGAACCTCGCCGCCGCAAAGAGCGGCTACGCGCAGTGGCGCGAGAGCACGATCGCCCCGATCTGCCGGCTCGACGAGGAGACGCTCAACGCGAAGCTCCTGCCGCTCTTTGGCATCGAGGACGACGCCTACCTCGCGTACGACAACCCCGTACCCGCCGACCGCCAGCAGGATCTTGTGGAGCGGCAGACGTCGGTGGCCGGCGGATGGCTCACCCCCAACGAGGCGCGGGTGGAGGCGGGCTACGACCCCTTCGAGGATCCAGCCGCCGACCGCCTGTACGTCAACGGACAGCCGCTCGGCGCGACGCCGGGGCTCGGTGCTGCACCGTTCCCGTTTGCGGCGCCTACGAGCCGCCCAGAGCCCGCCGCGCTGCCCGAGGGCGCCGTGGAGCCCGTCGAAGCTCCGGAGCCTGTGCAGGCGTCCAAGCGGCTCGCGCTGCCCGTCGGCAAGCAGGACTGCGTGAGCGACAAGATCCGAACGCTCCTCGATGAGGGCTACCCGCGCGAGCAGGCGATTGCTATCGCTATCAGCATGTGCGAGGGCAAGGCGTGGGGCGAGGCGGACCCCGCAAAGGCAATCGGCGACGTGGACACGCGACCTACGGAGGAGATGGCACGGCTCGCCGCTCGTGGACTGGAACTGCGCGCCGAGTTCAACCGGGGCGGGACGGAGGTCGGCGTTGCACGCGCACGCGACATCTCCAACCGCGCCAACCTGTCCGAGGAGACGATCCGGCGCATGGCGTCGTACTTCAGCCGTCACCGCGTGGACCTTGACGCAGATGGCGCCCAGTCGGGCGAGGACGGCTACCCGAGCGCGGGCGCGATTGCGTGGATGCTGTGGGGCGGCGACCCGTCGAACCCGGCAGGCGCGGGCGCAGGCTGGGCAGAGCGCAAGGTGAGCGAGATCGACGCCGCGCGCGAAAAGCGCATGAGCCGCGAGATGGTCGCGGAGTACGTGGCGACGATTGACGCGGACGAGGCGGACTTGGACCGCAAGGCCATTGACGCGCTGCTCGTGACCGTGAAGAACAGCATGGACCCCGTGCGGATGAGTACCGCGAAGATGCTTGACTATCTCCTGAAGGACGAGGACACCGAGTGAGCGACGAAACGCAGATGCCCGAACACGACCTGCCCGCAGACACCCGCGCCGCGCTGCTTGCGACGGTGCTTGCGAAGAAGGCGAGCAAGCGAGCCGAGCGCGCACGCGCTGCCGCTGCCGCCGCAGCCGAGAGCGCGCATGAGGCGCACAAGGCGCTCGATGCGGTGAAACAGGGTCCAGCGGGTCCGGTCGGTCCCGCAGGTCCGCAGGGCGAACCCGGACGCGACGGCGCAGACGGCGCGCAGGGTCCGACAGGTCCGATGGGACCGCCCGGACTCAAGGGCGATCAAGGCGAGAAGGGCGAGCAGGGCGAACCGGGCGAGCGCGGTCCCGCAGGTCCACGCGGCGCACGCGGTCCCGCAGGCGGCGCACCTGTGCTTGTGAACCCCGAGTTCGAAACGCTCGGCGTGCGCGGCGCTGCGCGGTTCAACGACGGCGTAACGGTCGGCGGCACGGTCACATCGTCGGGCGCGGTCGCCATCACGAACGCGACGGCATCGACAAGCACCACGACGGGCGCGCTGCGCGTGACGGGCGGCGTCGGCATCGGTGGCGCGCTGTACACGGGCGCGGATGCGGTCATCAACGGCGCGAGGGTCGGCATCGGTCCGGCAGGCGCATTCAACACAGTGCTTGGCGCTAGTGCTGGTGCGGCGCTTCAGTCAGGTGGAAACAACAACGTCCTAATCGGCAGTACATGCGGCGATTCGGTCACCACGGGCGACGACAACGTGGGCATAGGTCGTAATGCGATGGGGCTGCTTGATATTGGAGTCGGAAACGTCGCTATCGGAATTGACGCGCTGTCACAGGCAACAAACGCAAGTCAATGCACGGCGGTCGGTCGATATGCGCTGAACAACAACCTTGCAAGCAGCAATGTCGGAATCGGCGCTCGCGCTTTGCGCTTCAACACGCTTGGCGGCAGCAATGTTGCGGTCGGACTTGAGGCGCTTGGTGTTGCGACCACCGCAATCGCCACAGTCACCACCACCGTCGCAGGCACAGGTGGCACGGACGGCGCGAAGACCGCGATTCAACTTGAGCGCGACAGCGGCGGCACAATGACCACCTATCCCACCGTTGACCTGACCGTCACGGGCGGCGCAGTGAGCGGAACCGTCACGGTCGCAACAGGTGGCAGCGCCGCGACAACATCGACCGCAGGCGGCATCATCTTCCGTGCGAACGCGGCGGGAATCGCAGCGGGAGTCCCTGCGGACTGGCGCTGCCAGTTGCAGACGGTCGCCACGGCGGCGAGCAACACGGCGGTAGGGCATAATGCCGGGTTGACGTTGACCACGGCGACCGAATGCACATATGTGGGTGCGCTGTGCGGCGATGCAACGACCACAGGTGGGTCTAACACTGGAGTGGGTTCGGGCGCGCTTGGTGCAGTCACTACATCCACAAATTGCACGGCGATTGGACGCAATGCGCTTGTGAGCGGCACTACAGGAATTGGAAACACAACAGCGGTTGGCGTTAGCGCAGGATCATCTATGACCACGGCGACGAACGCAGTCGCTATTGGACAATTCGCGCTACTGAATGCATCTACGGCAACGCAAACCACAGCAATCGGCTCTGAAGCAGGTCGCTTTCGCGGTTCAGGAACCGACACACTTACATCAGCAACAGGCAGCATCTTTATCGGATACCGATCTCGCGCCAACGGAGACTCGCAGACCAACCAAGTCGTGATCGCAGGCACGGACGGACTCGGCGACGGCAGCAACACGACGGTGATCGGGAACACCTCGACCACTCAGTCTCGGCTCTACGGCGCTACCTTCCTCTCCACCGGGGCTAACGGCCAGTCCACGCAACTCGGGCAGTCCACGACGCTTCTCTCGGGACTCACGGGCGCGACCGTCACGGCTACGAACCTCATCCCGGCGAACAGCATCCTTCTCGGCGTCACGGCTCGCGTTACTACGGCGATCACGGGCGCGACCACGTTTGACATCGGCGACGGCACGACCGCCAACCGATTCGGGGATGACGTTGCCATCGCGCTCAACACGACGAGCAATCAGGTGATTGCGCCTGCCGCGTTCACCGCAGCCAACAACGTAGTCCTAACCGCAAACGGCGCGAACTTCACGGGCGGCGCGGTGCGGCTTACCGCCCACTTCATGACCCTCGTAGCCCCGACATCATGAGCGACGAACCCACCTACGACCCTGAACTGACCGCCGAGCGCCTGCGCGGACTCGACGCATCAGCAGCCTGCATCCGCGAGTGCATCGCGCGCAACGACCGCAGCGAGGAGCAGCGCGACACCGTGCGGCGCAACTGCGACCACATCGGCATCGCGTGCCAGTACGAGGATGTGCAGGCGAGCGGCGCGGACCTGTCCGACTACTGGGCGGC